CTTTAGCAGGCTCAAACACAGCAGTTGGTACTGGTGCTAACACTTACCTATTAGCAACTATAGCAGGAGCCAATACAGTAGTAGGTGGTGGTGCTAATGCTTTTGCTACAGCCGCAGCGGCTGGCGCCAATGCATTTACTTCAGCAACAATATCTGGAGCCAACACCGCTGTAGGTACTGGCGCCAATACTTATTTACTAGCAACTATAGCAGGAGCCAATACAGCCGTTGGTACTGCTGCTAATAACTTTTCAATAGCAACATTTGGTGCAGCCAATAATACACCCGTAGGTAATACTTTATCATCATTGTTCACCTCAAGATCAACCAGAAGATCACTAAACTTTATTCCTGGAACAAATGTCACCATTAACGTCGATGATGACTCTGCTGGCAATAGAGCTAATATAACTGTCAGTACTACGGCTGGCGGCGATGTTACAACAGCAACCCTTAATGGTGCTAATACCGCTGTTGGTGGTGGCGCTAATGCATTTACCTCTTCTACAATTGCTGGAGCTAACACGGCTGTAGGCGCAGGCGCTAATAACTTCGCTTCAGCAATTGTAGCGGGAGCCAACACAGCCGTTGGCACTGGCGCTAATGCTTTTACTTCAGCAACTATAGCAGGAGCTAATACTGCTGTTGGTACTGGCGCCAATAATTTCTTACTTGCCGTTATAGCCGGTGCAAACACGGCCGTTGGTACCGCAGCCAACAATTTTGCTATTGCAACCATAGCAGGCGCTAACACTGCTGTAGGTACTGCTGCTAACAATTTTTCTATATCAACTTTTGGTGACGCAAATAATACTCCAGTTGGTAATACACTAGCTTCACTATTCACTTCGCATTCAACTAGAAGATCACTAAACTTTATACCTGGCACAAATATTACAATCAATGTTGATGATGACTCAGCCGGCAATAGGGCTAATATCACAGTTAGTAGTACTGCTGGCGGTGGTGATGTTACAACAGCAACCCTTAATGGAGCCAATACCGCTGTTGGTGGTGGCGCTAATGCATTTACCTCTTCTACAATTGCTGGAGCTAATACAGCCGTTGGTACTGCTGCTAATAACTTTGCTATTGCAACCATAGCAGGTGCCAATACTGCTGTAGGTACTGGAGCCAATACAGTTGCAGTGGCCGCCTTTGCAAAAGCCAACTCTACCTCATACACATCTAACTTGGTCATATCTGTTGCTGATAACACCAATGCTGCACTAAGAATTACTCAGACTGGTACAGGAAACGCATTACTAGTAGAAGATAGTGCTAATCCAGATGCTACACCTTTTGTCATTAACGCTAGTGGTAATGTAGGTGTTGGAACAATAACTCCTTCAGCAAATCTTCAAGTTAATGGCAACTTCTTTGTTACTATGAATAATACATCTCAACTTGATGTTATCGGTGAAATTGCAGAATTTGCTCACAACTCAAATACATATGCCCAGATTCACGTTAGAAATGCTAACACAGGAACGAGAGCTTCTGTTGATATTGTAGCAACTGCTGATATTGGTACAGATACCACTGAATTTATTGATCTTGGTATCAACAGTAGTACCTATAATGATCCTACGTTTACAATTGGTGTTGCTAAAGATGGTTATCTCTATACATCTAACGGTAACTTGACTATTGGTACAGCCAATACAAATAAATTTATATCATTCTTTACTGCCGGCACTTTAGCAGTAAACGAACGTATGCGTATTGATTCATCAGGTAACACGTTAATAGGCCGCACAAACTCAACAGTAGGTAAAAATGTCAAACTTGATGTTAACGGTGCGGTTAACGCTTCAGCAGTATTTGCAAATGAATCTGAACTTTCAACGACAAGTAAAGCAATCGCAATGTCAATTATATTTGGATAAGAGGAAAATATGGCACAACCAAACATAGTGAGTGTAGGAACACTTCGCGGCAATACAGCAGTTTTAAACGTTACAACAGTTTCTACAAACGTTGTAGCAAATCAAGCGGCTAGCAATAAAGTATATAAGATTAATTCTTTGATAGTGGCCAACTATGATGGAGCAAACACAGCGGATATCACAGCATCATTATTGAGAGGTGGTGTTGAGAATCGATTTGCCAGCACAATTGCTGTTCCAGCTGACGCTTCTTTAGTTGTCATATCAAAAGATACAACAATATATCTTGAAGAAGGTGATGCAATAAGACTAACTGCTTCTGCTAATAATGACTTATGGGCAGTTTGTTCATACGAAGAGATTAGTTGATGCCTAGCATAAATGATAATGGTGGTTATATTGGTAACAGTGGCGAATATGATTTAGGCGGTATTTGGAAACTTAATTCAACTGACAATAGAATTGTTCGTAATGGTTTAATATTATATCTAGATGCTGGCAATCGTAATAGTTATCCTGGTACAGGCACAACTTGGACTGATTTGAGTGGTAGCGGATATAATTTTACAGTTCAATCTGGATCATGGGTATCTGCGGGAGCAGCATCATATTTTAATTTTAGTGGTTCTTTTTGTTGTGCTAAAAGAGTTGTTGGTGGTGTATTGACTGATGTGCCCGCATCCGCTAACGGAACAGTAATGGTTTTTTCAACCATATTGAATTCTACGGCAAATTTTAGAACAATGATAAGAGGTGCATCGCAAGATCATCAAGTTATAATTAATACAGGAACAAATACATTAGGAATGTATGATAATGGAACTAATGTTTTTATATCAAATGTTTTTGATGTTAGCACTATTCCAAATTACACAACTAAATTTAATTGTCTGTATTGGAAACTTTCTACAAGTTCACCTTATTATGCTTTTGGGTATAATAATGTTTTTGCTGGAACTAATATAACAAATGCTGCTGCAACTTTTAACAATGGATTTGCTTCTATAGGCGGACTTCATGACGCTAATGCTACAGTTACAAGTTCTGCTAATGCTTCACAATATTGGGGAAATATTGGTGTGTTTTTATACTACAATAGACATTTAACAAATGCAGAAATCACACAAAACTTTAATGCTCTTAGAGGAAGATACATCATCTAATGGGTAAAGGCGGTATTATAGGAAATCCAAACGAACCAACAACATCTTCAGCAAAAGGTGTATGGAATTTGCGCGAACAATACAATGCTAGAAAAAATAATGTTTGGCCAAAAGGTCCACTGAACGTTGAATATCTTATCATTGCAGGCGGTGGTGGCGGAGGTGGTGGTCACGGTGGTGGCGGTGGTGGTGCAGGTGGCTATTTAACTGGCAACAATACATTTGATTCGGGTACAGCATATACAATAACTATTGGTGCTGGTGGATCTGGTGCTACTGAAGCTGGTGCTAGAAGTGGTTCTGGCAGCAATTCAGTATTCAGTTCTATTATTTCAATAGGCGGTGGCGGCGGCGCCGGCCCTGGTGCTGCTAATACCGCAGCCAACACAGGTGGTTCAGGCGGTGGTGGCCAAGGATATGATATAAACATTACAGGAGCTTCAGGAACAGCAGGACAAGGTACAAGTGGTGGTAATGGAGGTGTAAATCCTACATTTGGACAAGGCGGTGGTGGAGGTGGCGCAGGTCAAGCTGGTGCGACAGGTTCAGGAACAGGTTCAGCAGGTAAAGGTGGTGACGGTCTTGCATCTTCAATAACAGGAACATCTGTAACTAGAGCAGGTGGTGGTGGCGGTGGAGGCGGTGTTGCGTTTAACGCTGCATATACTGGTGGTGCTGGCGGCGCTGGAGGTGGTGGCGCAGGTGATGATGGTGCATCAACAGGAAATCCTGACGGTCTTCCTGGAACAGTAAATACTGGTGGCGGTGGCGGCGGTTCGGGCGCGCGACCAGAACCAAGCAGAGACGGCGGTGCTGGTGGTTCTGGTATAATTATATTAAAAATAGCAAATAATTATACAGCTACATTTTCTGCTGGTGTTACACAAACATCTAACACTTCTTTAGCAGGTTTTATATTTTATACTATTACAGTAGCTGGTATATCTGACACAGTAACATTCAGTTGAGAATAGCATGGCACATTACGCATACTTAGATCAAAATAATATAGTGACAATGATCATTGTTGGTAAAAACGAAAACGAAGAACCTGGAAATTGGGAAGAGTATTATGGTGCTAAAAGAACATCTTACAATACTAGAGGTGGAATTTACTATAACCCTATAACAAATCAACCAGACATAGATCAATCAAAATCTTTTCGTAAAAATTATGCAGGTATAGGATATACATACGATCCTATTAGGGATGCATTTATACCACCTAAAATATATAATTCTTGGATATTAAACGAAAATACTTGTCTTTGGGAAGCACCTATTCTTTATCCTAATGATGGTCAAATGTATGTTTGGAACGAAGAAACCTTAAGTTGGAAACTAAGAGAATGACACTATACTCATATCAAGGACAGTATCCACAATTTTTACCACATAGAATAAGACTTTCTGACGGTAGAACAAGAACTGATCCATCATCATTCACACCAGAAGAAATTGTAGATGCTGGATATATTGCTGTTCCTGAAAGACCTATGCCTAACTCAGTTCAAGTATTGGAATGGGATTCAGCTAACGTAAACTGGTTAATCAGAGACAAGACATTAGAAGAACTACAGGCCGAAACACAGTCTGTGTGGAAATCTATTCGTGCAGAAAGAGACAGAAGAATACATGACATCATGTGGCGCTATGAAAGATGGTCTAGACATGAAAGATTAGGCTTAGAACAGATTGATAGTATAGCTGCACTAGACAACTACGTTCAAGCACTAGCCAACATACCTCAGACACAGATTGATCCATACGATATTGTCTGGCCTATATTGTCCGAATAACATAAATACTCTATAAAGAGGTATATAAATGTCAGTTCCATCATCTAGAGAGCAATTTAAAGACTGGTGTCTGCGCCAGCTTGGTCATCCAGTTATTGAAATCAATGTTGATGATGATCAGGTTGAAGATCGTATTGATGAAGCGTTTCAGTACATACAGCAATTCCACTTTGATGGTGTTGAACGTTGGTACTTAAAGCACCAACTAACTGCACAAGATATCTCAAACGGTTATGTTCCAATCACAGATAATATTATTGGCGTAACCCGTATCTTCCCTATCTCTTCATCAAATGCTTCTGTCAATATGTTTGACCTTCGTTATCAGTTGCGCCTTCATGAGCTATATGACTTCACATCTACTTCATATGTAAACTATGTGCTAACCATGCAGCACATCCGCACTCTTGATATGTTGTTCTCTGGTGAACAACCAATTCGTTTCAATAGACATACCGATAAGCTATATCTTGACATGAACTGGACAATGAATCAGCCTGGCGAATGGTTAATCATCGAAGGTTATATTATCATTGATCCAAATTCTTATCCAAAAATCTACAACGACAGAATGCTCAAGAAATTAGCTACAGCATACATCAAGCGCCAATGGGGCAACAATATGAAAAAGTTTGGTGGTATGCAGTTACCGGGTGGTATCACAATGAACGGACAGCAAATATATGATGAAGCTGTTAATGAAATTCAGCAACTTGAAGACCTAATTAGAAACACTTACGAAGAACCTCCTATGTTTGGAATCGGGTAACACACATGGTTTACTATATACTCTTGTAACAATAGGAGTTATGTTATGGAAAAATATGGATTCATCTATCTTTGGTTTGATTGCAAACATAAGATGTATTATCTTGGTTGTCATTGGGGAACTAAGAATGATGGTTACATTTGTTCTTCCAATAGAATGCGTGAAGCGTATCGTAGGAGACCACAAGATTTCAAAAGGCGTATCATACAAAGAAATATACTTAAAGAAGATTTACTTTCAACGGAACATCGATGGTTATCTCTTATCAAAGAAAGTGAACTAAACTTAAAATACTATAATCGTTATACAAGCAATACCGCATTACGACTAGCTTGGGCGGCAAGCAAAGGAAGAAAACATTCATCTGAAGAAATAGCTAAAAGAGCGGCTTCTAATACCGGCAAAAAGAGAACTGAAGAGACTAAACGAAAGATAAGTGAATCTAACAAAGGAAAAATTATGGGTTCTCTTTCCGACGAACATAGAAAGAAAGTTAGTGATAGTCTTAAAGGTAATAAAAACCCATTCTATGGCAAACAACACGAACCAGAACTGAAGAAACAAATGAACATGAAGACTAGTGCTACAATGAAGGGTAAAATGCCTAAAAATATTCCTACCGGATTCTGGTGGAACAACGGCTCAATAAACAAAAGAACCAACATATGCCCCGGTTCAGACTGGATTAGAGGTAAACTTTAATGGCAACGTCCGTATATTTTAATTCATTCTCGCCCGCTCTAACTAACGAACAGCGTCTTATGGAAGATGTGATTGTAGAATCAATCAAGATAATGGGCCATGACGTTAAGTACCTTCCTAGAGAAGCATATGACAGCACAGATGATATTATTGGTGAAAGTCCTCAAGCTAAGTTCACGCGCGCGTACACTGTAGAAATGTATCTAGCCAACGTTGAGGGTTACGAAGGTGATGGTGACTTCTTCTCTAAGTTTGGTTTAGAAATTCGTGATACATCAAACTTTGTTATTTCACGTAAAACATTTGAGAGATATATTCCTTCTAAAGTGGCTAAAAGACCTAGAGAAGGTGATCTTATATTTGTACCTCTTTTAGGTAAAGTATTTGAAATTAAGTTTGTTGAAGAAGAGTTAATGTTCTTCGCGTTAGGTAAGAGAAGCCCATTTATCTACGAATTGCGCTGTGAAGTATTCCGTTATAGCCAAGAAGACTTTGAGACTGGCGATAAAGAGATTGACGATCTTGAGCATGGCGCAGCATACACTATTGAATTGAATGTTGGTGCAGGTTCAGGTAATTATCATATAAACGAAATTTTATATCAGGGTTCCAATCTAAGCTCGTCTACAGTTTCAGCCGAAGTAAAATATTGGGATAATGCCAATAATAAGTTGCAAGTTATTAACATCAAGGGTGTATTTACTAATGGATTGAATGTCATTGGTAGTTCATCTAATACCAGATATGTACTCACAAACTATGATGATCTAGCCGATCTAATCGACTGGGATGATTCAGACAATAGAATTATTCAAACTGAAGCGAACAACTTCATTGACTTGACTGAAATCAATCCGTTTGGAATGCCGTAGCGCACACGGTTTTACTAAATACTTCTGTCAAACAACAGAAGTATAGTTATGGAGAAGTATGGTTTTATTTACTTTTGGTATGATAAGAAGCGAAAGATGTTCTACCTAGGTTCTCATTGGGGTGCCGAAAATGACGGATACATCTGTTCTTCTAATAGAATGCGAGAAGCATACCGCAGAAGACCACAAGATTTTAAAAGAAGGATTATTCAAAAGAATATTAGTCGTGATAATCTATTGGATGAAGAACATAAATGGTTACAGTTGATGCCAAAGAGTGAACTAGGTAAACGATACTATAACCTAAGACAACATAAATGGGGTCATTGGTCAACAGATATTATCTCTAATCTTAGTGTTTGTGAAAAGATAAAGAAAACCCTGTCTGATCCTAAAGTTAAAGAAAAAATAGGCGCTGTTCATAGAGGTAAGATTATGAGCGACGAAGCAAAAGAAAAAATTCGAACAGCGAGAGCAAAACAAGTGTATACGGAAGAATCAAAAAAGAAAATGTCGGAATCTCACAAAGGTAACAAAAATCACTTTTATGGAAAACAACATACAGAAGAAGTTAGACAAGTTATGTCAGAAAAACATAAAGGTAAAAAACACACAGAAGAAACTCGTAAAAAAATGTCCGAATCTCGAAAGAAATATTTTATGAATAGAAAACTAGAACAAACAAATGCTAAATAATAACTATTTTTATTATCAGTTAACCAGAAAATATGTTATATTATTTGGCAATCTTTTCAACAATATTTCTATTATTCGTAAAAATAGAGATACTGATGAAGAGATTGAGCGTTTCAAGGTGCCTATTGTTTATGCACCAAAAGAAAAGTATTTTGCAAGACTTAGAGCAGATCCGGATTTGAATAGACCAATTCAAGTCATTCTACCACGTATGTCTTTTGAGTTGGTAGGTTTCAGCTATGATGCTTCTCGCAAACAAAATTCACTACTTAGAACAGCTAAAGCTAATAATGCAACGAGAACATCTTCACAATATATGGGTGTACCGTATGACCTAACATTTGATCTTCAAATTTATGCCAGAAATGTAGATGATGGTACACATATTGTAGAGCAGATATTACCATACTTTGGCCCAGACTATACAGTAACAATCGATTCAATTCCTGAATTAGGGTTTCTAAAAGATACACCAATCATTCTCAATAGCGTTGTCAATCAGATCGAACATGAAGGTAACTTTGACGCTGTTAGATATGTGTCATGGACATTAAACTTTACTGTAAAAGCATATTACTTTGGACCAATCAGCACACCTAAGATCATTCGTAAGGTTATTACTAATATCTACAATGATCCATCTCTACAGGCTGGTTATCTTGTTAGAATAAACACAAATAATGGTAATAACGGCACATTCAAACTAGATGATATTGTCTATCAAGGACCAACTTATGATACAGCAACAGCTTATGGTATAGTTGTAAAGTGGGATGATATAAACAATAAAATTGTTATTGGCGGTGCTCAAGGCCAGTTCACGCTCAATAATACAATCAAAGCAGTATCTACAAATGCTTCTTACAATGTTATTAGTTTTGTTGCTGAACCTTTATTGTTAGCTAATATAACCATTGTTCCAAATCCAGAAACTGCACAACCCGGAGATGATTACGGATATACTACAACAATTACTGAATACTACAGTAGTGAACCAAGAGCTAATAATCTTCCAGTTGAATCCTTTACTACAGATTCTATAAATATTCAAGCAGACTCAACAACAATAACAACGGACAAAGAATAATCATGTCTAGAGAAAATATTTTTACTGGTACGACAGCTAATGATGGAACAGGTGATACACTAAGACAAGCATTCACAAAAACAAATAACAATTTTATTGAACTGTATTCACTGGCAATTCCTGGTGGAAATGATACTCAACTTCAGTATAATAACGCAGGCGCTTTTGCGGGCGCATCTGGCCTCACGACCAACGGCACCGAACTGACAATTGCCAGCGGCACGAAGACCGCCGACGCACCCGTGCTGAACATGTCCCAGACATGGAACAACGGCGCGGTTACGTTCACGGGGCTGAAGTTCAACGTCACCGACACGGCAAGCAATGCGTCTTCGCTGCTGATGGACCTTGGCACGGGCGGCGGTTCGTTCGTGAGTAGGTTTAATGTCACTAAAGGCGGCGCACTCGCTGCGCCCATAACTGGTGTAACGCACCGTTTCGGTTCCTCCACTTCAAATGTAGAACTCCGTGTTGGTGATTTTGAATTTACGGCCACAGCATTCGGGACTACGGGGTTTCACGCTGGATTGTATGGTGTTTATCTAAAGTCAGACCTTGCCATTAGTTGGAGTTCATCTAGCGGCAGCGCGAAAACTGGCGTTGACCTTTACCTCACCCGCCGCGCCGCCGCCAACCTCCGCCTCGGCGCAGCCGACGCAGCCGCTCCCGTAGCCCAGACCCTCAGCGTCCAGTCCGTTGTTGCTGGCACGACCAACACCGCTGGCGCGAACCTCACCATCACTGGCTCTCAAGGCACAGGTACGGGTGCTGGCGGTTCCATCATCTTCCAAGTCGCCCCGGCTGGCGGCTCTGGCTCGGCGCAGAATGCGTTGTCTACGGCGCTGACGATTATGCCGAGTGCTGGCAACTCAACCTATAACGGCTTGATGCTTTCGGCTCCAAATTCCGGCATACCTCGCCTCAACAATGTGGTGCATGGGCTGATTGACGGCGGTTTTGTTGAGTTTGACAACGCCCTGCGTTTGGGTCGCGGGTCAACAATTGCGTTACTTATAAGCTCAAGTAGCGTCCAAATCACAAACAACTTACCTTTGGCGTTCAATTCAGGAACAAGCGGGGACGGTGATACCGTCCTCCGTCGCGACGCCGCCAACACCCTCGCGCTGCGGAACGGAACGAACGCGCAGGAAAATCGCATCTACGGCACGTTTACAGATGCGTCTAACTATCGCCGCGTAGCCAGCGGAATGTCTACCGCCGGAGTTGGCTTCATTAGGCCTGAAGGCGCTGGCACAGGCGCATCCGGCAACGTCATTCACATCTCCGGTCTTCCTACCAGCAACCCCGGCCCCGGCATTCTTTGGAACAATGCTGGCACGCCCGCAATTGGAACTTAACAACATGATCACCCTCACCCTAGACCAGAACGAAGTACAGGCCCTCGGCGCACTGCTGGACGCCGCAGTCAAGGCAACAGGCACCACCTTGCAGGCCCGCCTTGCGGATGATACTGGATTTGCTACTTTTGACGGTATACTAAGTATGGAAGGCACTGCACCTTCTACTACAAATTCAACCGGCACAGCAGGAGAAATAAGATACGACTCTGGATTTATCTATGTCTGCACCGCTACTGATACTTGGAAAAGAGTAGCAATTGCGACTTGGTAATATGTACTATATACTAATGTAACCTATATCATGTATTAGAAAGGAAACAAATCATGATTAACGTAACTTTTGATCAAAATGAACTTAATCTTTTACACGCTCTAATTGATTCGGGTGTCCGTGCAGGAGGAATCAATTCTGTAAAGGCTGCGATGCTCATTATTACAAAGCTTGAAAAAGCTGTAGAAGAAGTGAACAATATGAATAACACGGAAACAAAGGGTAAAGAATAATGTCTATTGAATATTCAATTTTAATTGACAATGATTATGTCACACCAAATGGCATTTTAACAAAAGAACAGTATGTTGAATTTGTTATGAATTTTGCTGCTGAAAGTTATAAAAATCAATATAATACAGCAGATAAAGATTCTGGTATTCAAGCTGCATGTGATGCTTACAATGCTAATTTAAATATAGTAGAAGAAGTAGTAGAAGAAGTAGTAGACGAAACTTAATAACTTGAAATGAAGAATGATCCACTAGATGAAGCCCTTGGAATTGAAAATCCAAGGGCTATACAAATTATAGAACCTGTCAAAAAAGAAATCATCAATATTCCACACGAAGAAGATGATGATATTAAAGCTGACTATAATCTATCTCGCAGAACCTTTCGGTCGCTGATAGACAAAGGCAATGCTGCTATGGAAAACTTGACTGACTTGGCTAAAGAATCAGAAAGTCCGCGCGCGTATGAAGTGCTTGCTACAATGATGAGAACTATAGCTGATACCACAAAAGACCTATATGACCTTCAGAAGAAGACAAAAGATTTAAACGGCGAAGATAAAAAAGATCAGTCGAACGTAACGGTAGAAAAGGCCGTGTTTGTAGGCAGTACAGCCGAATTACTTCAAAGAATTAAAGAAGAGAAGAAAAATGAAAACACTTAAGCAGTTTTTAATGGAATCAGTGAGTGCTTCACTCTCACAATGGGAAAATAAAGAACCTGCAAAGTACGCAGAACATCTTCAAAAGTTTTTTGGTAGGCCAGATGAACTGACACCAAATAGAGCAGTTTGGTATAATGTTGATGGATTTAAAAGAATAGAAGTTTTAGATGAATACATACTTCATTCTTCACCTGCACCACATTACGATTATGTTTACTCTTATGTTGATCTAAAAGTTCCTCATATGTTATCAAATGCATTAGCAGATAGCAGCGAAAGCATTCTACTGGACCATTTGAAAGGTGAAGTTGGTGCAAGATGTGCAAGTCTGAGCGCAAATGCTGTTACAATACAGTATGTGCTAGATGTTGTTGAAGGCAATATTAAGCCAAGCAAAGAAGAATATGAAAAGCGCATTAAGTCAATGAAAGCTATGTTTAAGCGCGGTGAGCGTTACGAACTAGATTGGTGGCCAGATGAAACTGGCGATACAGATCCAAAGAACCCATATTATAAATGAGTAAAGGCTACAACAACAATCCTAACTTACCAAAAGAAGACTACACTCACTCATTTACTCAGCAAGAGATAGATGAGTTCATAAAGTGTACGAATGATCCTGTTTACTTTGCTGTAACTTATATGAGGATCATTAACGTTGATCATGGTCTTATACCATTTAACATGTGGGATTTCCAGAAAGAAATGCTCACATCTTTCCATGAAAATCGATTCTCTATTTGTAAGCTGCCTCGTCAGGTAGGAAAAACAACTACATCTGTCGCATATCTGCTACACTATCTTCTCTTTAATGAAAACGTCAATGTAGCCATTCTTGCTAATAAATCTGCTACTGCCCGCGAAATTATGGGCCGTCTACAGTTGGCCTTCGAATACTTGCCTCGCTTTCTACAGCAAGGCGTTAAAGAATGGAACAAAGGTTCTATTGAACTAGCCAATGGTTCAAGAGCGGTTGCTGACTCTACATCTGGCTCTTCTGTTCGTGGTAGATCATTTAACATAATTTTCCTTGACGAGTTTGCATTTGTTCCAAACAACATCGCCGAAGCATTCTTCATGTCTACGTATCCTACGATTTCTTCTGGTCAGACAACAAAGGTTATTATCGTTTCTACACCAAATGGTCTAAATCTATTCTATCGTATGTGGGAAGATGCTATCAAGTATAAGAGTGAATATAAGCCAATTGAAATTCACTGGAGCATGGTGCCAGGCAGAACAGAAGAATGGAAAGAACAGACTATTCGTAACACATCTGCTGACCAGTTTCGTCAGGAATTTGAGTGTGAGTTCATCGGTTCTACAAACACTTTAATACATCCTATAAAGCTACGCTCACTTGTTTGGCATGATCCAATCGATATTGAGGGCAATCTCAGAACATACAAGAAGCCTCAGCCTGGTCGCACCTACTGCATGACTGTGGATGTTGCAGAGGGTCAAGGTCTAGATTACTCAGTGTTTTCTGTTATAGATGTGACAGAGATACCATATAGACTTGTTGCGGTCTACCGAGACAACAAGATTTCACCATTTTTGTTTCCAACAATTATCGTACAAACAGCCCATTTATACAATGATGCATTCATTTTGATAGAAATCAATTCTATCGGTCTACAAGTTTCTGATATTATTCATCATGAACTGGCCTACGAAAATCTTATCAAGATCGAAGTGAAGGGTAAGCAAGGCCAACAGCAGACACCTGGTTTCAAGAAAAAAGTTGCTTTTGGTATTCGACAGTCGCAGCAGACCAAGATGATTGGCTGTACAAACCTCAAGACACTAATCGAAAGTGATAAGTTGATAGTTAATGATGAGCAAACTATAAACGAGCTAATAACATTCTCAGCAGATAAGAGAACATTTAAAGCTGAAGAAGGCAATCATGATGATTGTGTCATGACACTAGTAAACTTTGGCTGGTTGACCGGTCAAAAGTATTTTAAAGAAAATATTAATAACGATATTAGACAGGCTCTTCAGAAAGAAATTCTTGATGTTATGGATCAAGATATTGTTCCATTCGGAGTAATATCTGGGTATCAGGGAGAAGTTAGTAAAGATTATGAAGTTGATGAAAATGGAGATGTATGGCTTGAAGATAGGTCTAGGAGATATCCATTTGACGATCTAAATTGGCGTGGAAAATTATAAAATGCTAAATAAATGACAGAATATAATTTAGTCACCATTCTACTACAATAAGGAGAAAAGATATGGCATTTCAATTATCTCCAGGCGTAAATGTCTCTGAGATTGACCTAACAACTATTGTTCCGGCAGTAGGTACTACTGAAGGAGCTTTTGCTGGCGACTTCAATTGGGGTCCAGTCAACGAGATTCGCACGATCTCAAGTGAAGTTGAATTAGTTAACACATTTGGCGAACCTGACAGCAACAATTTTACTGACTTTTTTACCGCAGCAAACTTCTTAGCTTATGCGAGAAATCTTAAAGTTGTTCGTACAATAGCAAATACTTCATTTAATGCTACTTATAGCGGCACAGGAAGACTTATTGAAAACGAGCAAGACTACCTTGAAAATGACAGCAGCGGTGTAAACACTTATGGCCAATGGGCAGCTAAGTATCCTGGCACACTAGGAAACTCAATACGAGTATCAACCTTCACAGGTTCAGGCAATACAACAGCTTTTGGTGCTTGGACTTTTAACGGTTTCTTTGATTCTGCACCAGGAACATCAACATATGCTTCTAACAGAGGTTCTTTCAACGACGAACTACACGTTGCTGTTATAGACGTTGATGGTAAGATCAGCGGCACAGCAAATACTGTTATAGAAAGATTTGCATTTGCTTCTAAAGCTTCAGATGCAAAGCTTCAAGATGGCACATCAAACTACTATAAGGATGTAATCAATAGCCGTTCCAATTATATTTGGTGGATGGCTCACCCAGATGGCGTAAGCAACACAAACTTTGGTACAGCTACATCTTCAGGTAAGACATACGGTTCAGCAAACTCTGCATATACAGCAACTCTTGCTGGTGGTACACAAGACATATCAACTGCTTCTGACACAATCAGTGGATATAATAAGTTTAAAAATGCCGATGAAGTTGATATCTCACTTATCATGACTTCAGATCACAGTTCTACAATCGTATCTCACATTATTGATAACATTGCAGAGTATCGTAAAGACTGTGTGGCCTTCGTTTCACCACGTAGAACAGACGTTGTTTACAGCGGCGGTAACGAAGATGCGGATTGCATCAGCTATAAGAATAACACAATCAACAGATCAACATCATATGCTGTGATGGATTGTAACTGGAAGTACCAGTACGACAAGTACAATGACGTTTACCGTTGGGTGCCTCTAAACGGTGATATTGCCGGTCTATGTGTACGTACAGACTTTGAACGTGATCCATGGTTCTCACCAGCAGGTTTCAACCGTGGCGCAATCAAGAACCTAACAAGACTTGCTTGGAATCCAAACAAGACTCAGCGCGACGAACTATACAAGAATGGTATTAACCCAATTGTATCATTCCCAGGCGAAGGAACAATTCTATTCGGTGACAAGACAATGCTTTCAAAGCCATCGGCCTTTGATCGCATTAACGTTCGCCGTCTATTCATTGTTCTTGAAAAGGCGATTGCAAGAGCATCTAAGTACTCACTATTCGAGTTTAATGATGCATTCACCCGCGCTCAGTTCGTGGCTCTCGTAGAACCATACCTACGTGATGTACAGGGACGCCGTGGTATCTTTGACTACAGAGTTGTTTGTGACGAAACAAACAATACTCCAGAAGTTATTGACCGCAACGAATTTATCGGTGACATTTATATTAAACCTGCCCGGAGCATAAATTATATCCAATTAAACTTCGTTGCTGTTCGCACAGGAGTTGCATTTGATGAAGTGGTCGGGCGTTTTTAACACACCCAAAATTATTAAAAGGTAAGTTTAGATAATGATCATACAGGAACAAGTGGAGATTACTCTTATTAGTAATCAAACATACGATGCCGTAGAGTATTGGACGGAGAAAGGTTATACCAATCTCCGTCCACAACAAAAACTAACCGTAAAGGTTTTGGATCTACCTTCATTTAGCAGTGCATCTGTTCTTTTCAAATGTGATGAGTGTGGAATTGAGTGGAAAAGACGATATTCCAAAAAACATGCACAGAGAAATTATGAAAAAGATTTATGTAATAAATGCGCTAGGCTAAATGTAGGTAAAAGAGTTGCAAGAAATAATGCAATTAAGGCAGGCAAGAAAAATTGTGGATCCAACCATCACAACTGGAACCCAAACAAGTCGGAATTCAGAGCATACGCATACAAAGTGCGGAGGCTTTCCGAGAAGACATACACAGAACATTTGTCGATCTTGAATCCAAATGGTCTACAAAGAACATTGTGCGGAACAGACGGCGGTTATCAGCTTGATCACAAAGTCTCTATCAAAGCCGCGTTTGACTTGAGAATGCCAGAAGAAAACGTTGCTCAGGTAGAGAACCTACAACTGCTTCCTTGGAAAGATAACCGCAGAAAAACACATAAATAATAAAAACGAGGAGTAAATTAGATGCCTTTTAATATTCAACAGTTTAGGTCAGCAATGGTTTTGGACGGCGCTCGTCCAAACCTGTTTGAATGCCGCATGACTTTTCCTGATATTGCAGCCGCGGCCGCAAGAACAGGATCAGACGGTCTAAGCATTTCAGAACAATTCAGCTTTTTCTGCCGCGCAGCACAGTTGCCTGGCTCAACAGTAAACGCTATTCCAATGCCATACTTTGGTCGTGAATTGAAGTTTGCTGGTAATAGAACATTCACCGAGTGGACAGTAACCATTATCAATGATGAAGATTTCAAGATTCGTAATGCCATTGAACTATGGATGAATTCACTCAACTCTCATAGAAATAATCTAAGAAGTAATTCATTCTTAAGTCCATCAGATTATCAAAGAGATGCACACGTTATTCAGTACGGTAAAACAGGCGAAGCCTTGAAGTCATATAGCTTCATTGGTATGTTCCCAATTGACGTTTCACCAATCGAATTAGATTGGGGTGCAAACGACACAATCGAAGAATATGCAGTAACATTCAGTTATCAGTGGTGGGAATCTACCGTTGGCGATTCAAATGGTACAGGTCTTTCTCCTCCTAGCCGTAACGTAAATATCATCTAAGAATAACAGCTATATATTAGGGGAGTAAATTCCCCTAATATCGTATCTTTTTGGAGCAAACTTTGTGTCAATAAAACTTTTTGGTTTTGAAATAAACCGCGCAAAGTCAGAGAAAGAAGATGAGCGCAATAAAACATTCGCTCTTCCTCAGAATGACGATGGTGCTGTAACCATTCAATCGGGTGCCTACTATGGTACATATGTCGATTTGGATGGTGTTGTTCGTAATGAAATAGAATTAATCACACGATATAGAGAAATGTCAATGCAGCCTGAAATCGAAGGTGCAATTGATGATATCATTAATGAAGCTATTGTCTATGAAGATAAAGGTAATGGTGTTGAGATTAACACCGATGAACTAAAAGAATCAGAACAAATCAAGAAAAAGATTCGTGACGAATTTGAATATGTTCTCAAGTTACTTAATTTCGGTAACATGGGACATGATATATTCCGTCGTTGGTATATTGACGGTAGAATTTTCTACCATCTTGTCATTGACGAAAAGTCTCCTCAAAAAGGTATCCAAGAACTAAAGTACGTCGACCCTCGCAGAATTCGCAAAATCCGTGAAATTCAGAAGATGAGAGATTCTTCTACAGGTATGGAAATCATCAAACAGATGAATGAATACTACCTGTACAATGAGCGGGGTGTTATCGGCGCACATAGTAATCTAGGCACAAAGATTGCTGTAGATTCCATTGTAAATGTCAACTCAGGTCTAATGGATTCAAAGAGAGCTATGGTTCTCTCTTATCTACACAAGGCCATCAAGCCTCTTAACCAGCTAAGAATGGTTGAAGATGCTACAGTTATCTATCGTCTCTCGCGCGCGCCTGAGCGCAGGGTATTCTATGTTGATGTTGGTAATATGCCAACAATCAAAGCTGAACAATATCTTCGTGATATCATGGTCAAATATCGCAATAAGCTAGTATACGATTCTAGCACCGGTGAAATCAAAGACGACCGTAAGCACCTATCAATGCTTGAAGACTTTTGGTTGCCTCGTCGTGAAGGCGGTAAAGGTACAGAAATTACAACTCTTCCAGGTGGTCAAAATCTTGGTGAGTTAGAAGATGTTAAGTATTTTGAAAAGAAATTATATAAAGCTCTTGGTGTTCCAACTTCTAGACTTGAACAAGGCCAAGGTTTCTCTTTAGGTAGAAGTACTGAAGTTAGCCGTGATGAACTTAAGTTTAATAAGTTTGTTGAAAGACTTCGTAATAAATTTTCCACATTGTTTGATGATATTCTTCGTGTTCAGTTGGTATTAAAGAAGGTCTGTTCAGAAGAAGAATGGAAAGAATTTAAAGAGAACATTTATTACGACTTTTTAAAAGATAATAACTTTGCAGAATTAAAAGAGGCTGAGCTTCTTCTTAACAGAATGGGCGTACTACAGATGGTTGATCCATATGTTGGCCGTTACTATTCAAAAGAATGGGTTCGCCGTAACGTTCTAATGATGAACGACGAAGATATTGAAGAGATTGATGAACAGATTGCAAATGAGCAAGCTGCTAATGCACCTGTAGATGATCAAGGCAATCCATTGCCTACAGATGATCAAGGTAATCCATTATCAGCACAGGCGCCGGCGCCTATACCTAATATAATACCGCCTACACCACAAGAAAATATGATGCAACAGTATATGGCGCAGCAAGGTGTTCCGCCAGAACAGCAACCAGTTCAAGATGGAACAGGCAAAGATCAAATGGATCCAATGACACTGGGTCCGCAAGTAAACAATAGACGTTTTACAAATGACACTCTGGAGCCTGTAAGGTGAAAAAGTTTGGTAATTTTTTAGTAGAAAGCCTAGCACTAGAAGTCAAATCAGAACCTACATCTAATGCAGCAAGAGAGGCCAGAAAACTTGGTCTAACATATGTTGGTTTTGGACGTTATGCTGATAACAAAGGTCAGGTTGCATACGTAGTTGATAATGATCGTCTTGTTCCTTTTAAGAGACGAGAAGAAGTTCAGGCTATGCACGCCAAAACGATGCAGCCAACAGCTAATGCATTAACTTCAGACAAGAACAGAATAGCTCAAGATCAAGCAAATTTTTATACTGATGTATTAAATACCCGTGACAGAGAAGATAGCAGAATTATCAAAGAAAAGAATAAAGAAGCTGCTGCTTATGATAAAGGACTACTTAAGTCATATAAACCAAATATGTTTGATCAGGCTGAATTAGATGCAATTAGTTTCTATAAAAATGAGGGTTCTGAAGCTATTAACAAGTATCTGTATAAAGGACATGATCAAGGAGTTGATGTGAATCAAGCTGCACAAATTGAGTCTGCTGTACAAGCTATGGATTCAGCATTTGAAAACACTCAGTCTCCTTTTGCCTACACAGCATATACAGGGTTAAGCGGTCGCTATAGCCCAGAAAGTTTTACTCAGAACGGTGAATATATCTTTAGAGGATATACTTCAGCATCATTAGATTTTACAACTGCAATTGATAGTCTACAAGATGGTGGCGGCGTAGTTCTCCAGATTGAAGTATCTAAAGGACAAAAAGCCATTTATGCCGATGCTGTTACGGATAGTATTGGTGAGAAAGAGACATTGTTACCAAGAGGGTCTAAGATTCAGATTATATCTGGTCCTCATAATATTAATGATGCAATAGTGAGTGCTAATCCTCAAGGCAACATAATATCTTTGTTTCATTGTCAGTTAGTAGAAGATGTATAAATACATTACCAATAATCTCGGAGAAAAATAAATGAGTGTAGAAAAAGCAATCGTAAACATTCTAGAAGGTAATCTGGATGAAATGCGTAAAAACTTTTCTGTTTCTTTATCAGAAAAGGCAATAATGAAACTTGATGAAAAGAAGGTTGATATTGGTCAGAAATACTTTGGTCAGGTCTTTGAATCAAGTCCTGCTGCTGAAGGTAGAAAAGCTGCAAAGGAAGATGACGAAAGTCGTGAGAAGCACATGAAGAAGTATGGTAAAGTACCTGCTCGTCTTACAGGTGAACTTGCTGATAAGTTTGTAGCTCGTCAGAAAAAGAAGCTTGACGAAGTTCTAAATAATCCAAAAAAGAAGGCCGCATATCTTAAGGCTGCTAACGCTGATAGAGACCTAGCTATTTCTGACCGTGAACACTATAAGAAGAACCTCACTGATCCAGATAAAGCATGGACAAAAGGTATTCCGCATAAAGATAGCCAATACAAGATGGCTGTCGATAGAAACAAGCGCGCCATGAAACGTAAGAAGGGCATCGAAAGAGCCGAAAAGAAGGGTTAATATAAAATGAAGAATATCAAGCAGATTCGTGAACACAAAGTAATACTCGCTGAGAGAGAAGAAACTGAAGATCGTAAGCTTTCTTCTCTGGTTCGCGCTGGTCTATTTGACTCTAAAAAGCTACCTGCTTTGAAGAAAGCATTGGATAAATCTGCTGATAAGATTTCAGGCCAAGAAAAACGTATGCTTGTTAGTCTGCTTGATTCATTGATGGATCAAGTTCTTTCTAATCAGTCTGTATACCAAAAAGTAAAACAGAATGTAATGAAAGAAGAATATTTGGATGAAGGTAGACTTGATCCGACTACTAGAGATATTAATGATCTACCAAATATTATCATGCTAAGACGCAGAGCGATTAGATCATTCCCAGGCGGCGGCAAGGTTGTTATGTACTGGGCAGACAAGATCAATAGATACATTCCTATTCCAGTTGATCCAGTCAACACAATTACTCGCGGGCCTAATATCGATGGTTTGAATGAAGCTAAAGCTTTCAGTAGCATGTCTGATGATGAGCAAGATGAACTAGTCAATTCAACTAGAAAAATGAACCCTGTTCTTCCTGCTAAAAAGAAGAAGCTAATGGTTCGAACAAAATTAGGCAAGCAAACACAAGCTCAGAGACTAGAAAGAATTAAAAAAGGTCGTCAATATCAGGCGGCAATAAAGTTTGGCGGTGAACACGGTTACGCCGCTCAAGCCGGCGAATTTTTAAAAGGCGGTAATAGAGCAGCAGCACTAGGTACTCTTGCTGGTGGCATTGTTGGTTCTATAGCTAGAAAAATGGTAAAAGAAGGACTTGAAACCACACGAATTCGAATGAAGAAAATGACAGTATCACCACTAACTGGTGTTAGAAAGAATACTGTAGTTCGTGAAGACTTCAGAGCTAATCTAGAAGCACAAAGACAATTAAATGAAAATGTAATACTTAAAGCACTTGGTGCAGCTGGTGGTGCCGCATTAAAGTATGGTTCAAAATATGCTGATGATGCATTAAAGTATGCTGATGATGCATTAAAGTATGGTTCAAAGAAGGTTGATGATGTTGGTAAATACATAGGTGATAAAATTAATAAGTATAAGGCAGGTAGAAAGGCTGCTGCTGAAAAGGCTGCTAAAGCAGCTAGAAGAGAACAGCAACTTGCAAAAATTGAAAAGTTTAGAAAAAGAAATAAAAATCCTTTCAAAGGCAAAAAAAATAAAGGTTTAGGTTTTGGTGCAGGTGCAGCACTAGCTTCTTTAACTTCAGGTGGCGGCAATTCAAGTGGTTCAACAGGCGATCAGTACAAAACAAGTTATAGAAAATTGCCAGAAATAGAAGGCAGAACATCATCATTTACTCAAAGAGTTGGTGGCCCTACTACAACAATAGCAACTAGAGACACGCAATTAAACCGCAAAGCTCTTCAACAAAATTATCAACAGAATGAAAATACTATTCAGATGCTAAAGACAATCTCTGAAGGTGAAACTAAAACCATCAATTTTAATGATGGTAATGATATAAGCGTTGGATATCCATTAGCCAAAAAAATAATAAATATATATGAATCACTAAATAAAAATAACAAACAAGCAATGGCTAATATGCTTGATGAGAGCATTGATAATTTTAAGAAGATTAGCAAATTTGCAATTGACAACAGGAATTAAAACGGATGGCCAATCTATTAAGAGAGCAAAGAATTGTTGATAATGCAAAGAGAGCTTTGATTAAGTATGTTTTTGTCTATGTAGATACTGCTGAAGCTAATACTCTTCTTGTAGATGCATCTACTCTATCAGGTGCTTTGAATACTAGCGGCTATATCATGACAAGCAATACTGATATCCGTTCGTTATATAGAACAAAGATCAAGAGAATTTTTGGTACAAACAAGTCAACTGGCTATGTAAAGCTACAGTGGCGTGGTACTACAAACAGTGAAATTGTTACCTTCAATACAGGATCATTTGACTATAACTTCGAATCAATGGGTGATGGTGCTACAGTAAGCAATCCAGAAGCATCTGCAAATGGAGATATTTTATTCTCAACATCTGGTGCAGCAGCAGGTGATGTATTTACATTGTTTGTTGATTTGCGTAAAGATTCAACAGATTATGATGCTGGTCAGACAGCAGATCCAGTAGCGTTCAACAGAGGTCGCGCAGCACCATGAAATACTTAATTGAAAGCATTGTTATTAAAGATTATGATGATGCAAATTCTATTATTAAAGAATCTCTCTACTACATCATTGAAAGAAAGATGATTGAGAAGAAGAAGATGATTATGGCTGAAAGAAATGCTTGGAACGGAATGCCTAGTTCTAGACAAGAAAAACTATATCGTGATGTTATAGAAGAAGACGAAATTGATGAAATGGATTTATCAAGAGAAAAGCCGGACTATAACAGCATTGAAGATCGTAGAGGCACAAGAGATCCTTCTTGGTTTATGAAAAATGCTGATGTAGTTAAAACTGGTAAAAAAACTAAAGCAATAGTAGCAAAAAAACCTGAAATAGTTGCATCAGGTAAAGGCAACTTACAAGGAAAGCAAACTGTTAATACATCTGAAAAAGGTGACTTGAAAGAAGAAGAAGAATCTGGTGAAGAAAGTTCTATGGTTCGTTCAGAACTAAATGCCATAACAAAAGATGCCAAAAGCATTATGTCAAAAGTTAAAGGCAACAAAGAACTTGAAGCTTGGACACAATCAAAAATTACAAAAGCCGCTGACTACTTAAACTCTGTTGCTGATTATATGAGCGAAGAAGATAAAAAAATAGATATGACAAATAAAACTTGTACCAAGTGTCATAAAGGTAAATATCATGAAACATCTCAACATGATGATATGTATGGAGTTCTTCATTGTACCAAGTGTGGTACACAAGTTAAGCGTTGGAAAGTTGTTAAGGAAGACCTTGATGAGGAACAACTAGATGAAGCTCGTATCAAGCTTGTCAAGGCACGTATTCGTGGTGGTAAAATTGAGCGCCGCAAGAGAGTATCAAATATACCAGGCATGACTTTGCGCGGCGGTCAACTTAAGCGCATGTCGGCCGCAGAACGCAGACGCCGTAAATTAGGTCAACGCAAAGGTAAACTAAAGCGTAAAGCAAAGATGGCCAGAACATTAATGAAACGTCAACGTTCATTACGTAGACGCAAATCACTAGGAATTTAAGTAAATGAAACTCATTACAGAAGAAGTTTTAAATGTTTATTATATTACCGAAGAAGTAAACGGTAAAAAAGAGCATTTTATTGAAGGTATCTTCATGCAGGCCGAAAAACAAAATAGAAACGGTCGCGTATATCCAAATCAAGTTCTTTCAAAAGAAGTGGAAAGATACAATAGAGATTATGTAAATAAGAATAGAGCGTTTGGTGAACTTGGTCATCCAGATTCGCCAGCAATCAATCTAGATCGTGTATCACACATGATCACAAAGCTTTATGCAGATGGTAATAACTTCATTGGTAAAGCAAAAATCTTAGATACTCCAAATGGTAAAATTGTGAAAAGTTTATTAGATGGTGGAGCAAGTCTAGGTGTGTCAACGAGAGGCGTAGGGTCTCTTAAGCCAACCAACGGCTATCAACTCGTTCAACCCGACTTTCATTTAGCTACAGCGGCTGATATTGTTGCAGATCCATCAGCACCTGACGCTTTCGTTCAGGGCATCATGGAAAATGCAGAATGGGTTTTAACAAATCAAGGATGGAAAGCAATACATCATGATCATGCGCGCAAGATGCTAAAAGAAGCATCAAGACATGACATTGAGAACGTTGCTCTTAAAATTTTTGAAAACTATCTCTCAAAACTTTAAATAATATAAATAATATAAAATAAGGAGTATTTAAAACATGGGTAAGTCACTTACTGAAGTAGCAAAGGCAATTCTGATGAATGAGTCTAACGACCCAGCACCAGATCGTGATGCCAAGTCTATGACACCACTTAAGGCTTCATTAAGACCAGGTTCTGCATATGCAGATCCAAGTCCTCTATCAAACTCAGCACAGGATCTAGGTCCTGCTCTAGTTAATAACACAGACGTTCCTCCATCAGCTAAGGCTTCTGGTCAGGCAAAGAAGGACACATCACCTTCTTCACAGTCACGCAAGGGTACTGTTCCTGCTGAAGGCCGCAAGTCTCAAGCTGAAGTGATGGAAGAAGATGTTGAACTTGAAGAAGAAATCAACGAAGAAGAAGAAATTGAAATCTCTGAAGAACTGGAAGCTTTCATTGATCTATGCCTAGAAGAAGGTCTATCAGAAGAAGAAATTGCAGAAGCAATTGATGAAAACTTTGAACTAGTTACAGAAGAAGATGAAACACTAGAAGAAGATGCAGAAGAATCTGTAATGGAAGACTATGAGGTCGACATGTCAGAAGACATTGAAGCTCTATTCTCTGGTGAAGAACTATCAGAAGAATTCCGCGCTAAGGCAACAGCCATCTTTGAAGCTGCTGTAAAGCGTAAGCTAGAAGAAGAACTAGCTGCAATTGAAGAGGCCTATGCTCAGACTTTAGAAGAACAGGTTGCCTCTATTCACGAAGAACTATCAAATAACGTAGATGACTATTTAAACTATGTTGTTGAAAATTGGATGGTCGAAAATGAAGTTGCTATTGAAGCAGGTCTTCGTACAGAACTAACAGAAGATTTTATCTCTGGTCTGCACAACCTGTTCATTGAGAACTACATTGATATTCCAGAAGACAAAGTATCAGTTATCGAAGAAATGGGCGCTCATGTCGAAGAGTTGACCGATAAGCTCAACGAAGAAATTGAAAGAAATGTCATTCTTAACAAGATGCTTTCAGAAAGCCAGCAGGTTGAAGTATTTAACCAGATGACAGAAGGTCTAACTGCAACTCAGGCCGATAAGCTTAAGACACTAGCTGAAGGTATTACATACGATTCAGTTGAAGAGTACGCAGAAAAGGTTTCTACACTAAAGGAAAGTTATTTCCCATCATCTGCTGTTAAAGCTCCAAGAGAACTTGATCTTATTGAGCCTGGCACAGAAGGTAAAACAATGATCGCAGAAGAGTTAAACGGCCCAATGGCAAAGTACGTTAAGGCGCTAGGTAAGTCTCTTCCTAAGTAATAAAAAATTATAAATAATACAGAAATATAGATTCTTTAAAGGAGAACAAAAATGTATCTATCAGAACAATTAGAAGCTAAGTGGTCACCAGTATTGGATCACGAAGGTCTAAACAAGATTAAGGACCCATATCGTCGTGCTGTTACTGCGATGATCCTTGAGAACCAAGAAAGAGCGATGGCAGAAGAAGGCCGTCAGCTTAACGAAACCGCACCAACAAACAACTACGGTGGCAACAACATCGCTGCATACGATCCAATTCTTATCTCATTGGTTCGTCGTGCGCTTCCTAACCTACTTGCTTATGACATCTGCGGCGTACAGCCAATGACAGGTCCAACAGGACTTATCTTCGCTATGCGTTCACGTTACGGTTCACAGACAGGCACAGAAGCTCTCTTCAACGAAGCTAACACCGCTTTCTCTGGTACAAACTCACTTGGTGCTAACGGTAACACCCGTGGTACTTTCTCTTCTTCATATCCAATCGGTAACACAAACCCAGTATTTGATACTGCTACAGCATCAACATACGGCGTAGGTACCGGTATGACAACAGCTCAGGCTGAAGCTCTTGGTGATGTTTCAACAAACATGTTTGCTGAAATGGCATTCTCAATTGACAAGGTAACCGTAACTGCAAAGTCACGCGCCCTAAAAGCTGAGTACACAATGGAACTTGCTCAGGATCTTAAGGCTGTTCACGGTCTTGATGCTGAAACAGAACTTGCAAACATCCTCTCAACTGAAATCCTTGCAGAAATCAACAGAGAAGTTGTTCGTTCTATCTACCGCTCTGCTACAGTAGGCGCTCAGTACGGTGTAACAACCGCTGGTACATTCGATCTTGACACAGACTCAAACGGCCGTTGGTCAGTTGAAAAGTTCAAGGGTCTTGTATTCCAGATCGAACGTGAATGCAACGCAATCGCTCGTGCAACTCGTCGTGGTAAGGGTAACACCCTAATCGTTTCTTCTGACGTTGCTTCTGCTCTTGCAATGGCTGGCGTTCTTGACTACACACCTGCTCTACAGGCTAACCTAAACGTTGACGATACTGGCAACACCTTCGCTGGTACACTTCACGGTCGTGTAAAGGTATACATCGATCCTTACTTCGGTGGTTCAGCTAACGGTGACGAACTATGTACAGTTGGTTATAAGGGTACTTCACCTTATGACGCTGGTCTATTCTACTGCCCATACGTACCTCTACAGATGGTACGCGCAATCGGTCAGGATTCATTCCAGCCAAAGATCGGCTTCAAGACACGTTACGGCATGGTTGCAAACCCATTTGCTACCGCTGCTGGTGACGGCCAGGTTGCTGACCGTACAACAAACGCAAACAATGCGAACATCTACTACCGCATCTTCAGAGTGCGTAACCTTACGTAATAAAGGCAAGAAAAGAAAACAAGACTGGGGCAGGAGAAATCCTGCCCTTTTTGTTTGTATAAATAACTCAGAGGTATAATCTTATGACAGACAATTCACTACTGACAAGAATTCCGGATAATACAAACTTTGTACAGTCTACGAAGTTCACGTTTATCGTACCTAATCTACCATTCGCCAGATACTTTTGTCAGACAGTTAATTGGCCATCAGTAGGTACTTCTGAAGTTACAATACCTACACCATTCTCTGAAACATACAGACATGGTGATAAACTTGTTTATGATCCTTTGACTATAACATTTCTTGTAGATGAAGACTTAAGAGTATGGGAAGAAACTTATAACTGGTTAAAGAGTTTGACATTTCCTGTAGACTTCAAATCATATGTAAGAAACCAAAAAAATAAGTCACCATACTATGACGGCGTATTGACCGTTAACACCAACTCTAATCTACCTAATCTAAGATTAAAGTTTTATAACTGTCATCCAACAACATTAAGTGGTATTCAGTTTTCTACTATGTCTAGTGCTAACGAATCTTCTACAGCAGACTTAACGCTCAGATACGATTATTTTGAGATTGATCGTCTATAACACTTGACAATCGGCAATAATTCCACTATAATATAATATATTTTAATATGGAGTTGTTATGAAACCACCAGTAACTATTGATGTATTGATGGAAGAGTGGGTTAAAGATGCACCCTATGATGAGACTGAACCTCAAAGAGCTATGGCAAATATACCTAAGCTTCATGCGAAGTATTTGCGTATAATGTCACATCACAATCTAATTGTCAAGAAGTTAGGTGGTGAATATAACGGCCGCAGAAGAATTAAGTGGGAATATTACTCAGGTGATCTGAACAATCCAGAAGACCTTGAGAAGTATGGGCTTGAACCTATGATGAAGAAGGTTCTTAGAGCCGATCTTAGCCACTATCTCGATTCTGATACCGAACTAAATAACATACTATTGAAAAAGGTTATGCATGAAGAGATTGTAGACTTCTGTAAATCCGTTCTTAAAGAATTGAACAACAGAACGTTTCAGATCAAATCATATATGGAATGGGAACGCTTTATAGGTGGTCGATAAAATTATCATTAGAAATATAAACGAAGCTTATGTAAGTATCATTTGTGATGAGGGTATTGCATATGAGCTTCGTGAAACTTTTACCTTTCAGGTGCCAGGATATCAATTTACTCCACAATATAAAGCAAGATTGTGGGATGGTAAAATTAGGTTATTTGATTCTAGATCAAAACGGCTCTATAGAGGATTGGTTCCTTATGTTGCGAAGTTTTGTGAAGAACGCAACTATGATTGGGAATATGAAAATGAATATTACGATGAGGAATTCTCATTAGTAGAAGCTAATGAATTTGTAGAACGACTTAGGCCTAAACATGCTCCAAGAGACTATCAGTTGGATGCATTCGTTCATGCCGTACGTACTCGACGTAGTTTATTACTCAGCCCCACTGCAAGTGGTAAGTCTCTTATTATTTATCTTCTGGCTCGTTTTCTGCAATATAGAGGTCTGAAGAGAGGGCTTATCATCGTGCCGACTGTTTCTCTTGTAGAACAGCTACACGGCGACTTTAAAGACTACAGCGAAAAAAATGGTTGGAACGCATCAGACAACGTACACAAAATCTATCAGGGTCAGGAAAAGTCTAGCGACAAGTTTCTGACAATTTCAACTTGGCAATCTGTTTATCAGATGCCGAGCAAGTACTTTGCTGAATTTGATTTTGTGATTGGTGATGAGGTTCATCTATTTAAGGCCAAGTCTCTTGTTGGTATAATGGAAAATTTGACAAATGCAAAATACAGAATTGGAACTACTGGTACCCTTGATGGAACAAAGACACATAAGCTTGTACTTGAAGGGTTATTTGGAACCGTTCGCAAAGTCATCACAACGAAAGAACTTATGGATGCAAAGCACTTGGCTGAATTCCAAATCAAGTGCTTACTACTTAGACATAGTGAGTCTATCTGTCAAGCGTCAAAGAATTTTACATATCAACAGGAGATAGAATACCTTGTCCTTAACGAATCTAGAAATCGCTTCATCACAAACTTGGCAGTATCCTTGGATGGGAATACACTGGTCCTCTTTCAGTACGTTGACAAGCACGGGAAAATCCTACATAAGCTCATATCAGACAAACTCGGTGCTGACCGTAAAGTCTTCTTTGTAAGTGGAGAAACAGATGTGGACATACGCGAAGAGATTCGTAAGATCGTTGAATCGGAAACGCAGGCTATTATTGTTGCTAGTTTTGGTACTTTTAGCACTGGCATCAATATTAGAAATCTTCACAACATTATATTTGCTAGCCCATCTAAATCTCGGGTAAGAAACTTACAGTCTATTGGCCGTGGACTACGTAAGAGTGAAACAAAAGATTCAGCACAGCTTTTTGATATTGCAGATGATATGCGATACAAGAAACATGAGAACTACACACTAAAGCACTTTGCTGAGAGAATTAAAATCTATACCGAAGAAAAGTTTGCTTTCAAGGTGTACAAAGTAGAATTGAAAGGATAATATCATGGAACAAAAAGTTGAGTTTTTTAGATTAGTTACAGGTGAAGATATAGTATCAGAGTATGAACTCTCCGACGATGGCCAATTTTACCGATTATTTAATCCCTGCAAAGTCGTATATCTCTCATCATCTAAACCAGGTTTTCTTTCTATATCACTGATGCAGTGGATATTCTCTAAGCTATGTGGTGAACAAACATTTGATATACCGGCTAATCAGGTATTGGTCAAGTCAGTTGTGAATGAAAGTATGATAGATCATTACTTTCAGTCTGTTGAATACTTTGGTAAAAATGATCTGAATAAACGTATTGACTTTGATTCTCCTATCGATACTGATGAAGATGATGAGATTATATCTGAGGAAGGATTAGACTTACTAGAAAGTTTTATGGATAAGATTAAAGGTAAAGGAAAGTTACACTGATGAAAGAGAAGAATAACTATCTATCCGATCTAGATGATAATAATGACTTTGGGTTTACCTTTGCTCATGAGGAAAACATTATTGAAACTAATGAAGAATACTCATCTCTTCAGGAACAAGTAAATGATCTTAAGAAGAGGTTGGCTGCTGTACATAAGATATTCATGCCTTTGTTGGAGAACTTGGCGAAGGATGCTGATAAGCCTATGATCAAGTGGCCTAACAGGAAAGAAGTCATTGATAAGCAGATTAAGAAGCTCAACAACCTTACCAAGGTCTAACCAGGTATTCATATCATAGCAGGCATAGCCTTTATACACCCGTGTCAATAGAAAGTCAAGGATAAAAGTGAATGAGCAATAAAAAAGTTACAGTGCATTATGTGGACAATAAGAAGTTTTATGAAGAAATCCTATTGCATAAAAAGAGAGTTGAACAGGCCAAAGAAAAAGGTATTGAAGAGCCTAGACTTCCTAACTATATTGGAGAATGCATCTATAAGATAGCAGAAAAGTTGTCAACGAAGCCTTGCTTTATCAATTATTCCTATAGAGATGAAATGGTATCTGATGGCATAGAGAATTGCATTATGTATTTCCATGACTATGATCCAAATCGTGGTATGAATCCATTCGCATACTTTACCCAAATCATATATTATGCATTCTTAAGAAGAATAGGAAAAGAAGAAAAGAACCGCTACACCATATATAAGAACTTACAGCATACAATTATCCATGGTCAGTCGCCAGGAGATATGACCAATGGATACTTCGATAACGTGTTTGATGAAGACCTTGATGTTTCCATGCCAACAAAAATGTATGATAACATCAATGAGTTTATGGACAAGTTTGAGAAGAAGGAAGAAGTAAAGAAACAAAAACGTAAGCAGATGAAAGAAGGCTTACAGAAATTTTATGAGGACTAAAATGAAACCTGATATTCCATTTCAGATTGAGAATATAATCAACAACCTAGTGAACCAAAAAGAAAGCGTTCACTTGCGGCAGAATTATAGGCAAAGACTTGTAACCATACAAGAGGCTATTGACAAAGCACTTAAAAAGTACGATAATGAACTCTACATGGCGAATACAAGGAAGAAACGCGCTTAATGGCTAAAGTTCTAATCATTACCGATACCCACTGGGGAGTTAGAAATGACTCTCCAGTTTTCCTTAACTATTTCAAGAGGAGCGTAGATGAATTTCTCATTCCATTTATCAAGAAGAATGGCATTAAGCATATCATTCACGCTGGCGATCTTGTTGACCGTCGGAAGTATATTAACGTTCTTACACATTCCAGGTTAAGAGAAGACTTTCTTGAACTTATCAATGCAATATGTGAAGTGCATATCATTGCAGGTAATCATGATGAGTATTTCAAGGATACATATCGTGTCAATGCTCTTGATGAGTTTGTAGCCAATCGATATGATAATATCAAGACTTATTCTAGGCCAACAACAATAGATATTGACGGATGTGAGTTCTTCTTGCTTCCTTGGATCACAAAAGAATATGAGAAAGAATGTTATGATGCAATTGAACAATCAAAAGCGCCGGTCTGTATCGGGCATTTGGAACTCGATGGTTTTGAAATGCAAAAGGGTATGCTCTCGGATCATGGATGGAACAGTAAGATTTTCAGGCGATTTGATAGTGTTTTTACAGGTCATTATCATCATCGCAGTAATCGGGACAATATTCATTACATTGGCGCTTTTTGTGAGCATATTTGGTCTGATTATAATGATCCCCGTGGCTTTGTTGTTTTTGATACAGAGTCGCGTGATACAGTTTTTCATCGCAATCCTTTTAGCATTTTTCATATGGTGGCTTATGATGATGTAAAGCATCCTAACATTCTTGAAAAGATCAATGCAACTGACTACAGCAAGTTCAAGGATTGTTATGTCAAGATCGTATGTGTGAACAAGACTAATCCATATGCGTTTGATATGTTGCTAGATAAGCTATACAAGGAACAAGCTGCTGATATTTCCATTGTAGAGGATATCAATTCGTTTACTGACAACAATGTTGATGGTCTAGTAGACGAGGCCCAAGACACACTTACCATTCTAGATAATTACATTGCAGGGTTGACTTTGCCTGTAGATGGTGATAGAATGAAACACTATATGCGTGAAGTTTATTCTGAAGCACTTTCATTGGAGACTATAGAATGAAGTATAATATTGGTGATAAGTTCTGGCGTGTGAACAAGATATTCAACCGTCTTACAGGTCGTCAGAATAAGCTGACGATGGTTGATGCTAATGGTAACGAATGGTACCGCTACGATAAGGATAGTGTCGAATTTGATATTGCAATTGCTGAAATCGTTGGTATATTCAAAGCTGTAATTGAAGGTGAGTCTATCTGGCAGGAAGAAGAGTATTGTGACCGATATGCTGTCAGAATCGGTGATGCTGTCAATGAAGTGTGGGAAGAAGAGCTTGATGGTGAACATCGTGGTCACTATGTTGCATACTTTCAAACAAAAGAAGATGCTGAAGAATACATTAAGGAACAAAGTGAGTACCATAATCAATGAGCCGTAAAAAGAAAACAAATAAGAAAAAGCTCAAATCATTTGATAAGATGTCATTTGAGAAACGCGAACGGTTGCGGTCCAAGCTTAAGAAAGAGCGAGTAAATACAAAAAGCTTTCGCACTCCTCAGTCGTTTGGCCCTGCCAGTGATTGTATTTTAATAAAGTCAAAAGATGATAACATTTGAAGTGATTAGATGGAAAAATCGTTTTGACTAAATAGATGTGTATACTGATAGGAGATACACATGAAAACTTGTAGTTGCTGTAAACAAGCCAAAACACTAGATAACTTTCGCTTCATAAGAAAGAACAAAAACGGATCCGATCTACACCGAGCTAAGTGTTATGATTGTTATAATAAAATCTATAATGAACAATACCGATCAAAAAGTGAAGAAGATCGTAGACAAATCTATCTTGAGCGAAAGAATAAGTATACGTTTGAAGAGCGTAAGCAAGAGAGATTGAAAAGGCGTTTTGGTCTTACAATAGATGAGTTTGATAAAATGCTCACCGAACAAAGCGGTAAATGCTATCTGTGCTTTACTGAGATTTCGGGTAAAGAAGTGAAGGTGGATCATAGTCACAAAACAGGTAAAGTTAGAAAGTTACTCTGTCATAATTGTAACACTGCTTTGGGCCACCTACGTGAAGATGTTGATCTTTTCAAAAGATGTATAGATTATTTGGAGTATCATGATAATATTCAAGAAAATAAGATGGCGGAATCTGCTTAGTACTGGTAACAGTTGGACCGAAATAGAATTGAATAGTGCTAAAACTAATCTTATCGTTGGTTCCAATGGTCACGGTAAATCAACTATTCTTGACGCGATTACTTTTGTTTTGTTTGGTAAGCCGTTCCGTAAGATCAATAAGCCTATGCTAGTCAATAGTGTGAACAGCAAAGACTGTAAAGTTGAAGTTGTATTCAAGGCCTACGGCAAAGATTATAAGATCGTGCGTGGTATCAAACCGAATCTATTTGAGATTTGGGTTGATGGTTCTCTACTAAATCAGGACTCAGCATCTAGAGACTATCAAGAGTACCTAGAGAAGTTCATCCTCAAGATGAATATGAAGTCCTTCTGTCAGATTGTCATTCTCGGCTCTGCATCATTCACACCGTTTATGCAGTTGTCTCCTGCTGATCGTCGCACTATCATTGAAGACTTGTTAGACATTCAAATCTTCTCAGTGATGAATCTCCTTGTAAAGCAGCGTTGGCAGGAGAACAAAGAAAGCGTTGAAAAGAACCGTATGATTCTCAAGTCTGCACAGGACAAGAAAGAATATATTGAGAAGACGCTGGCCAATCTTCGTCAAAACAATGATGATAGACTGCTTGAACTTGAAAAGCAGCTTGCAGATTTTACTCAACAAAAGAAAGATTTGCTGGTTAGGGTAAAAGGTCTTTTGGATGAAAAAGAAGACCTTATGACAGATGTTGTTACTCTTACAGATGTTCGTAATGATTATTCCAATTCTATTGTATCAATCACAACTCAAGAAACAAATGTTCGTAGATGTAACAAAGAGATTGAGTTTCTGATTGAACATGATGAATGCCCTACCTGTAAGCAGCACATTGATGAATACTTTAGAGAAAGAAGAAAGACTCAACTTCATGCCGATGCAGCAGAAGCACAAAAGTATGCCGACCTTTTGAAGAATCATATGGATGATCTTCTCACAAAGATTAATAATCTTGAAGATAAATCTAAGCGTTCACATTCTATTTCTGCTGAAATCAAGTCTAGCAAGCAGACAATGATGCATATCGTTTCAGTGATGAATGACATTGAAGACAATATGGATAAGATTCGCAATGCTGATAAGATGGTGATGGATAGTGAACACGACCTGAATAGGGCAGAGCAAGAAATCCATCGTATGGAAGGTTCTTTGAAGTATCGCTTGAGCGAGAGAACTATGATCGAAACGGCTATGTCTCTACTCAAGGATGGCGGCATCAAGACTAAGATCATCAAGCAGTATGTTCCTATCATCAATAAGCTTGTGAATAAGTATCTTGATAGAATGGGTTTTTTCGTTAACTTCAACATTGATGAAAACTTTAACGAGGTCATCAAGTCTCGGTACCGTGATGAGTTTGCTTATGCCAATTTCTCAGAAGGTGAGAAGACACGCATTGATTTGGCCCTCATGTTTACATGGCGTTCCATTGCTAAAATGAAGAACAGTGTGAATACCAATCTGCTGATATTGGATGAGATACTTGATGGAAGTCTTGATGCTAATGGAACAGATGAGTTTCTGAAGATCATTCAGACCTTGACAGACGATACAAATACGTTTATAATCTCACACAAGACTGATACCATTGCTGATAAGTTTGATAAGACATATCGGTTTGTTAAGATAAAAAATTTTAGCAGGATAGAATGACAGAAGAAATTGATGATACAAAGCACGACCCGCATCTTGAAGCTCAGTGGGATGCATGGCAAGCCACTAATCCTTTAGAAGATATTCCTGTTGTAACAGATGATGAAGTCCGTAATGCTATCATTACCGATCTATCAAACGTTTGCAAGATGACTGTTGGTGAATACACTCTATACCAGAAGTGGTGTGAAATTCACGAAAAGTATCCTACACAAACTGTATCGACTCTCTTTGGTGATGAAGTACAGATGAAAGACCTTGATAAGAGCGAATGGATCAAACAGACAAAGAATAATGTTTGGTATCCTGAATCTGTTGATGACTATATGAACCTTGAACCTGTCTTGGTCTATACCAAAGAAGCTGAGTTGTCTGAAACATGGAACATGATTCGCAACTTCACTTCAACCATGAAGAATAACTCCAACATTGGTCGCAATCTTAACTATCTTGTTATGGATAATAAGAGCGGTAAGTATCTCGGTCTTATCTGTATTTCGTCCGACTTCCTTGATCTTACGCCGCGTGATAAGTTCATTGGTTGGGAAAGAGCAAAGAAGACACAAGGCCATATGATCAACTATACCGCAATTGGTTCTACGATTGTGCCTTTGCAGCCGCTTGGCTATAATTATGTTGGTGGTAAGCTTCTAGCATTGCTGTGTCTTTCTGATGAAGTTCAGTATCAGTGGAAAAGACAGTATGGTGATGTCCTCGCGGGCGTGACCACAACTTCGCTTTACGGTAAAGATAAAGCTGGCGGTCTTTCACAGTATGATAATCTGAAGCATTGGAAAAAAATGGGCTTTTCTTCTGGTTCTGTATCATATGAATGCACAAAGCCGACCATCAAGATGCTTCTTAACTGGCTTGCAAAGAACCATACTCGTAAATTCTTTGAGTGGTATGGTGCAACTAAGCCGTCTGGTCAACCTTATAAGCGTGACCATCGTAATCGGTCATACACATTTGCATACTCAAAGCTTGGTATTCCGAAAGACCTAATTAAGTCTGAACATCATCGCGGTATCTATTTTTCTCCGTTGTATAATAACACCTGTGAATTTCTTCGCGGTGATATTACTGAAAAAGACCTTGACAAGGCGTTTGATACCTCGTATGATGGTCTCAATAATCTCTGGAAAGAGAAGTACGCTGCAAAACGGATAAAGTCTCTGAAAGAACAGGGCAGAGTTTCTACAGAAAGATTGTTCTATGATGATTTGATCTATCTTGACTGGGAAGAAACGAAAGCGAAGTATTTGTCCCAAGTGGGACGATAATGAATTGAGTCGCAATTGTGCGTCTTAATTGTGTGTTTGATAATAGTCTTCACACATTAAATTCTAGGAGAAAACTATGGCTAATATGTTAGTAGACGAACAGTCTGGCAAATTTTTTGTTGAAAATATCAACTTGGCAATGCCTGGCGTTCATAAGATTGATCGTCGGTTTATTGAACTCAAGAAAATTCTTGCAAATTCTAAGGAAAATGATGTACGTGACGGCGGTACGGATTCTACTCTTGTAGAAGAATTAAAAAATTCTTTTTCTAACAGAGTTCTCTACAATGACTTCTTACCTATTGTAGAAGTTATGGCCATCCCAAAGAAGTGGGATGACGGTGAGATGAAACACTACCAACTTGTTGATGGATATAATCGTATTAATGCATTGCGAGAACTTGGATACACTCATTATTGGTTTGATGTTGTAGAGTTTGATTCTAAAAGCTATAATTTAGCTAGAACGACACTCGCACTTGGCAGCAATGCACACGCACCATCTAAGTCATCTAATGATAAAGATATCTTCAATGCTGTAGTATTGCTTGTTAACGGAGGAGACCTCAAAAAGGACTTTGATGTTATCAAGAACTACATCAAGAAGACCTGTAAGGTGCGTTCCGACCGCGCACACAAGCTGGCGGACAAGGTAGCTACTCATGTTGGTGCTCCAAGTCGGTTTATTTCTTGGACTCCGGCTATGGTCAAGAATGATGTTGCTGGTTTAGAAGTCTACTCTCATGGCAATTTAGATCCTGTCAGAAATAAGTATGGCTGGACAACGCTAGAAGGTTATGAGCCTGACACTATTATGAATGCTATTGCTGCTTTTGCTAAAGACGGCACAGAATCATATATTGTTGGCCATGTCAAGACTCCAGATTCAAAGAACAACCTCATTCGTAAAAGAATGAACATGATTACAACTCTTGAAGAGAAGAAGAAGGCCATTATTAGTGTGATCGAACACTACAACAACACTGGCAGATTGCCATTTGAGTTGATTGGTTTTCTTCCGCAAGACATTGATGAGCCTTCTAACGAAATGGTTGACGCATGATGTTGGATTACACCGAAGAAAATTTGAACCGAGTTATCGAATCTATTCGGTGTAATCTCACTATCGATCTTCTCCCAAAGAAGATGCAAGAAAGAAATATCATCGGCGGTAGCAATGGCACTTACGGTCATTGTCATACCGCCGCTGGTGTCATTTATAAGATATTTGGCCCAAAGAATGTCCACATGCATCGCGCACTAGATGATGAAAACCTTTATCACTGGTGGATTGTAGACAAGAATGGTAAAATTATTGATCCTACTTCTGAGCAGTACACATTGCTAGGAAGAGTTCCTCCATACTCTACTGGAAGTAAAGCCAGCTTGCTCGGATTTGCCTACCGAAAAAGAGTGAATATTCTACTAGAACGTGTAACCTTGGATATTGATCCTGGTTATGTTCCACACGCATAGCTGATATGCATAATCCCGCATTGAAAACCAGACTTGTCATCACTATATCCAGTATATGATGACGGCAACGCTATACAGCACCCTCCAAAATACGCCTTGCATTGCCGACCTCCATACTGTATCCTTAGTATGTAATTGAGAGAGAGTATTATGGAAGTAACACATAATCACAACGCCAAGTCCCAGCTAGCCAAGTTGCTGGCTACGGAAAACATTACGGTTCAGCATAGCGCCGCTGCTCAGACGGCGATGTTTGACGTTAAGAACCGCGTCCTTATTCTTCCCGTGTGGCGCGAAATGTCTAATGATCTGTATGACATGCTGGTCGTCCATGAGGTCGGTCATGCTCTTGACACACCCGTTGACGGCTGGCTTGATGCTTTGCCGGGCATTGCTACCCGTGTGACTGGCTCGGCTTCTAATCGTGCTGTTGCGGCGGTCAAGGGCTTTCTAAACGTCATTGAAGACGCCCGCATTGACAAGCGCCAGAAGCGCCGTTTTCCTGGTGCCCGCCGTAACTATGTCAAGGGTTACGCTGAACTCATTGAAAAAGACTTCTTTGGCACCAAGACCAAGGACGTTAACTCTATGACCTTCATTGACCGCTTGAATATATACTTCAAGGGCGGCGCAATGTCGGGCATCAAGTTTACGGCCGAAGAAAAAGCCATGGTTGATCGGGTTGACGCGGCTGAGACCTTTGATGAGGTCATGGCTCTGACGGAAGAAATCTTCGGTTGGTCTAAGTCTAGGTATGATCAGGATGAACCTGAGACTGACAAGCATGATATGCGAGCCAAGTCTGGTATGTCCGATGATGACGCCGAAGAAAATGAATTCGGTGAAGATTCCGACGAGGACTCTGATGATGAGGCCGAAGAAAATGAATTCGGTGAAGATTCCGACGAGGACTCTGATGATGAGGACTATTCGTCTGGTTCATCTTATGATGATGACGAGGACGAAGGTGATACCGATGATGAAGATGATTCGGATTCCGATGATGATGATGGCAATGGTGACGGTGATGACAAGCGCGATAGTGATCCGCTTGACATAAAAGCCACCAAGCGTGATGATATTCCTGAGTCCGAGACTGAAAAGGCTTGGCAGAAAAACCAGAATGACCTTGTGGTCAAGTCTGATGAGGAATATGTCTACGTCAAGATTCCTCGGCCAGTCAAGTATGACCAGGTTGTGAATGATTACAAGGTCGTTCTTGCTGACCAGCGCAAGTGTATTGCTGGTTTCTGGAATCAAGATTGGCTCAAGTCTGTTCGTGAAGAATTGCAGTGGTTCAAGGCTAATGAAAATGCGTCAATCTCCTTCATGGTCAAGGAGTTTGAAATGCGGAAGTCAGCCGACGAACACTCGCGTACCAGCGTTGCTAAGACTGGCGTGATTGATACCAATAAGCTTCACTCTTATCGGTACAATGATGACCTGTTCCGTCGTATTACTACGGTCGCTTCTGGTAAGAACCATGGCTTCGTCATGTTTGTTGACTGGTCTGGCTCTATGGATCTTCATCTAAAGAAGACTGTCAAGCAGTTGCTTTCGCTGACCATGTTCTGTAAGCGGGTGCAGATTCCGTTTGAAGTCTATTCGTTCCGTAGCACCACTTGCTTTGATGTTGACAGTGGCCGTATCAACGGGCAGTCGTTCACTAAAAAACAGAATGAACTGGACTTTGACAACTTTGTGGTTCGTAATCTGCTTTCATCGCGGATGAATGTTGCGGAATTCAATGACGCAATGTTCCATCTCTATCTGATGGCTTGCAACGGAAAACTTCGCTGTGATGACATGAGGTCCACGCCTTTGAATGAGTGTATTGGTGTGGCTGACTTGATCATCAATCGGTTCAAGGCTAAGTCTCGGGTTCAGATTGTTAACACAATCTTCCTGACTGACGGCGAGTCCGATCCGATCAGTCATGTCAACGGACTTCCTTCGTCTTGGAAAAAGCGCAAGTATATTCTTCAGGATGAAATTACCAAAAAGTCTTACGATATTCGGACTGAGAACACACATTCATATTATCATCGGGATCCTTATTCTGATAAGGCTATGACTGGTTTGCTTCTCCGTGTTCTTAAGGATCGTACTGGCTGTAATCTGATCGGCTTCTACATCACTTCTTATGGTTTCTCTCAGGCTTACGGCCGTGTCAACGGGCAGTCTGGCGAAGCTTACAAGAAGGCTACCAACGACTGGAAAAACAACGGGTTCTTTGGTGCAACAACCTCTGGCTATGATGAATACTACATCATCAACCATAAGTCGTTTGATGTTTCTTCTGGAAAACTTGCTATTAGTTCCGATATGACTAAGAAAAAGATTGCATCGGAATTCATCAAGTTTTCGGAAAAAAAGGCTGTGTCCCGCGTTCTACTCTCTCGGTTTGTCAAGCGGATTGCTGCTTGACATTCCCTCCATTTAGTCTATAATATCCATATTAACTGAGAAACAAAGGAAAGATAATGTCTAAGCGTTCCGCTGACAAGAGTGCCTTCATCGCCGCCGTTGCCAAGGAATTTGGCAAGATCGATACGATTTCGCGCCAGCAGGTTCTTCAGATTTGTTCTGATTACAACCTGTCTCGTCCTCTCTGGTTGACTAAGGATGATTCGCGCCGTGTCGGTCGCGGCGAATATTCACTGACTGATGGTGGTTCTATTATGACTTCTAAGGCCAAATCTAATCGCAAGGAAATCAAGGCTTCTGATATCGCCTCCGAAGTTCCTGTTGCTCAGATTACCGAAGTTGCAAATGCGTCTGATATGCAGATGGCTCTTCATACATCTGAGGCCATTTCTCTTGTACCCGCTAAGGCTAAGGGTTACGTGCCGTTCGGACATTTCAATGATGTCCGTATGATCATCAAGTCGGAAAAGTTTTATCCGACCTACATCACTGGTCTGTCTGGCAACGGTAAGACCATGATGATTGAACAGATTGCGGCTCAGGAAGGTCGTGAACTTGTTCGCGCCAACATCACTAAGGAAACCGATGAAGATGATCTGATCGGTGGTTTCCGTCTCATTGACGGTAAGACTGTCTGGCAGAATGGTCCTGTCATTGTCGCAATGGAGCGTGGTGCGATTCTGCTCCTTGACGAAGTTGACCTTGGTGACGCCAAGCTTATGTGTCTTCAGCCTGTGCTTGAAGGTAAGCCGATCTACCTTAAGAAGATCAACCGTGTGGTGACCCCTGCAAAGGGCTTCAACATCCTTGCTACTGCTAACACCAAGGGTAAGGGTTCTGATGATGGTCGCTTCATCGGCACCAACGTGATGAATGAGGCCTTTCTTGAGCGTTTCAGCATTACCTTTGAGCAGGAATATCCGCCTCTCAAGACTGAAGCTAAGATCCTGAACAATGTCCTCGGTGCTTCTGGCATTGAAGATAAGGACTTTGCTGACAAGCTGGTCAACTGGGCTGACATGATCCGTAAGGCGTTCTATGATGGTGCCGTGAGTGACATTATCTCTACTCGCCGTCTGGTTCACATTTGTGAAGCCTTCGCCATCTTCGGTAAGGATCGTGAAAAGGCAGTCAAGCTCTGTCTGAACCGCTTTGATGTTGATACTAAGAACGGTTTCATGGATCTCTACATGAAGCTTGACGAAACTATCAACCCGAAGCCTGCTGAGGCTGCGGCTGAAGCTAAGATTGATGACCCTGAAATTGCTTTCTAAGTAAAAAGAATACGGCTGGAGAACTGAGCCATCTCCAGCCGTGTAATCATATCGGTTCATAATTTTAATATGGAGTATTTGAATGTCTCAGATGTCTAAGGTTGCTAAGGTTCTACGTGCGAATAACAAGGGTGCTGGTATCACAGTTGCTCAGATCACCCGATTGACTGGTGTGCCGAAGTCAAGCGTCAGAAAGCGTGTGTATGACCTACGCACTATGGAAGGCCATACCATCTACAGCAACTACCGTAATGTCAACGGTAAGCGCAAGATGTATTATCGTTTTGCTGCCTAATTTTTAACAGAAAACAGAGGGACGAATACTATATACTGGTGTTCTTCCCTCTTTTTTTATTATGGAGTTTTCTAATGGAATTATCAATCAAAGCAGAAGATTTAAGAAAGAACAAGCTATTCATTGCTACTCCTATGTACGGTGGTATGGCGAATGGTCTTTACGTTAAGTCGTGTCTTGATCTGCAAGGTATCATGACACACTATGGAGTGGAAACTCGCTTTTCATTCCTCTTCAATGAATCTCTCATCACCCGCGCGCGTAACTACCTTGTAGATGAATTCTTGCGCTCTGGTTTTACTCACTTGCTGTTTATCGACTCTGATATTGATTTCAATCCTCAGGACGTTCTAGCCCTTCTTGCTCTTGACAAGGACATTATTGGTGCGCCTTATCCAAAGAAGTCTATCAACTGGAGAAATGTCGCTGCTGCTGTTCAACAGAATAGCAGTGTAGAACCTAGCCGTCTTGAAGCTGTAGCAGGCGACTACGTTTTTAATCCAGTTCCTGGTACAAAGAACTTCAATGTGTCTGAACCACTTGAGGTTATGGAGATTGGTACAGGCTACATGTTGATCAAGCGCGGTGTCTTTGATGTATTCAAGGATAGATATCCGCACCTCAACTATAAGCCTGATCATGCAGGTCAGCCAAACTTTGACGGTTCGCGGTACATTCACGCATACTTTGATACCGTCATTGATACGAACTACACTTTCCAAGATGTTCACAATCTCATGGAAAAGGCTGCTCAAGGTCATGATGTTAAGGAAGATTTCAAGGCACTTTTAGAAACCGAAAAGGCCGCTTCACATCGCTATCTGTCAGAAGACTATATGTTCTGTCAGTACTGGCGCAGAATTGGCGGTAAGGTTTGGTTGTGCCCTTGGATGAAGACACAGCATGTTGGCACCTATGCATTCAGAGGCGATATGCAATCTATTGCTCAATTGACAGGGAAACTGTGAAATATACACTTTTACTAAATACTCCCTGAGATAGTATCAAAGGGAGTATCTTATGCAAGAAAAGTATGGTTTTGTTTATCTCTGGTATGACAAGAAACATAAACGGTTTTACATTGGATGTAGATGGGGTCGAGAAGATGATGGATATATTTGCTCATCTCCTTGGATGAAAAAAGGATATAAACTTCGTCCTCTAGACTTTAAAAGGCGAATTCTAAAAACTAACATCGCAGATAAGTCTAAACTTCTGGAAGAAGAATATCGTTGGTTGTCTAAAATTAAAAATGACGAACTAGGAAAACGATACTACAACATACACAATCATCATTTTGGTCATTGGATGATGAACAACCATTATGAAAAAAAACATCATCCAATGTATGGTAAAAACCATACAGAAGAAACCAAACAAAAAATGCGAGGTAAAAAAGTTACTGAAGAGACCAAACAAAAACTTAGAGAGATTTCAAAAAAACAGTTTTTGGATCTTGAAAATCGAAAAAGAGCAGGCATAGCAAATGTTGGTGTTTCTCGGCGTAAAGGAATATCTCATACAGAAGAAACAAAGAAGAAAATGAGTGTTACACGAAAAGGTCGTATCCCTTGGAACAAAGGACTGAAAACTGGTAAAGGACAGAAAGAATATAAAATGGAGAATATTGAATGATTATTGGTGTTGTGGGATTTATTGGCTCAGGCAAGGGTACTGTTGCAGACATTCTTGTTCAGAAACATAACTTCACAAAACTGTCCTTTGCTGATACAGTAAAGGACGCTACAGCGGCCATCTTCGGATGGCCGCGCGCCCTTCTTGAGGGTGATACTGATGAAAGCCGTGCGTGGCGTGAAGAGAAGGATGAATGGTGGTCTGAGAAGACTGGCAAGCATATCACTCCTCGTAACATGCTACAGCTAATGGGCACTGAAGTTGGTCGTGATATGATTGATCCAAATATTTGGGTTTATTCACTTGAGCGAAGACTTGAACTTTATCCTAATGTTGTTATCGCTGACGTTCGCTTTCCAAACGAAATCAAGTTCATTCAGTCAAAGGGTGGATTTGTTATTCGCGTGAAGCGTGGTCCTGACCCTGAGTGGTATGAGACTGCACAGTCAGATAATGTGAAGAGATTCGATCCACCAGTGTCGCAAATGTCCATTTACCATCCTTCCGTTCACTACTCTGAATGGGCATGGATTGGTTCAATCATGGATTACCACCTTGTGAATGAAGGTGCCATTTCCATGCTTGAAGCTGACATCAATCACATGTTAAGGGTCTTTACAGGCCCGAAAAACCCTGCTACAATAGCCACCTAAACTAAAACACAATGGAGTTTATATTATGAAGTTTAGTGAAACAACTCTAAACGTATTGAAGAACTTTTCGTCAATCAACTCTGGTCTAGTACTTCAGAAGGGTAATGTCCAGAAGACCATGTCTCCTGAGAAGTCCGTTCTTGTTGAGGCACAGTTTGATGATACCATGCCAGAGCAGTTTGGCGTATATGATCTTAACCAGTTTCTTGGAAATATCACGACTCTTGGAAGTCCAGAACTGTCCTTCACCAACAATGCTGTAACTATGGATGCTGGTGATATTACTCTGAGCTATTACTCTTGCTCTCCTAATCTTATCGTTTCACCGCCTGATAAGGAACTGAAGTTGAAGCAGACTGACGTTAGCTTCACTCTTACCAATGCTGTTCTTTCAAAGTTGCTCAAGCTTGCAGCAATGAACAACCTTACCCATCTTTCGATTGTCGGTAAGAATGGTGAGATTCGCCTTCAGACACATGAAAAGGCTAATGACACTTCTAATCATGCGTCATTCAAGCTTAATGATTATGATGGTGAAGATTTTGTCGGTTCTTTCAAGGTCGATAACATCAAGCTCATCACTGGTGATTATGATGTTGAAGTCCAACTTGGCGCATTTGCCAAGTTTACACTCAGGTCTGGCCCACTCAAGGACAAGATCAAGTATTTCATCGCAATGGAGAGCAAGTAATGTCTGGTATTGGTCACAATCAAAACTTCGTTAGCATCAATTCTCTTACAGATGCACAGCGCAAGGAACTTAAGGAAGCTATTGTTCAGATGAATGATAGCATGACCAGAGTTGCTGCTGAACGAGACTATCAGAAAGAAACCATCAACAACATTAACGATAAGACTGGTGTTGATAAGAAGATTGTTCGCAGAATGGCTAAGGTTTACTTCCGCGCCAACTATTCTCAGGAACAGGAAGAAAACCGTCAGTTTGAGGACTTCTATGATGGTGTTATGAAGTGACACCAGAACAGAAAAAGCGTAAGACAATTGAACGTATGGAAGAACTCATGAGGCCTATTGACAGGCAGATCATGATGTGCGATAATGTTGAAGATGTCTTAATGCTGGCGTCAAATATGCTGGTAACCGCCAAGACTATCTATGTACAGAACCTTGGCGGTGCTGGCACTAAAGAACTTCTTCAAAATATGGTGAATGAAATTGATGAACGAATCCTTCCTGTGGGTAGAAAAGTACCGCCCTTCAACGATTAATGACTGTATTCTTCCTGATCGTCTGAAGAAGCCATTTCAAGAATATGTAAACAACAATGAGATTCCTAATCTCATGCTGACTGGTACAGCAGGTGTCGGTAAGACAACTGTTGCAAAGGCTATGTGTGATGAGATTGGTATCAATCACCTGTATATCAATGCTTCTGAAAATCGTGGTATTGATGTACTGAGAACCACCATTCGTAACTATGCTTCAACTGTATCTCTAACTGGTGGCAAGAAAGTCATCATCCTAGACGAAGCAGACTATATGACTCCTGATGCACAGGCTGCAATGCGTGGTGCAATTGAAGAGTTTGCAGCCAATTGCACATTCATCTTTACTTGTAACTTCAAGTCCAAGCTGATTGATGCTATTCATTCTCGGTGTTCTGTCATTGACTTTGCATTGAAGAATGATGAGAAGGCTAAGATGGCTTCACAGTTGATGAAGCGCATGGAACATATCCTTGTACAAGAAGGCGTGACATATGATAAGGCGGTTCTTGCTAAGATTATCGAGAAGTATTTTCCTGACTATCGCCGTACTCTTAATGAATTACAGCGTTATAGTTCTTCTGGTTCTCTTGATGCCGGGATTGTTGCACAACTGTCCGATGTTCGTAAGATTGGCGACTTGGTTAAGCACCTGAAGGATAAGAACTTCAGTGAAATGCGTAAGTGGTGTGTAGCCAATTCAGACATTGAGCCTGCGCGAATCTATCGCAAGATTTACGATGGTCTGTATGAGTATTTCAAGCCTGATTCTATTCCTCAAGCTGTTGTGATTGTCTCTAAGTACCAGTATCAGGCCGCTTTTGTGGCTGACCAAGAAATCAATCTGGTGGCCTGTCTAACTGAATTGATGGTGGATTGTGAATATGTCTGACCTTTTTAAAGATATCATACCTTCAATTCAGCAAACAAAGAAGGTTGTTGTTACACAAGAAAACGAACGGGATTATGTCCCG